GAGATTGAGAAATCAACCACTTGTCCTAATATATTGTTCACTTCGTTTTCAATTGCTGGAAGTGCTTTGGATATTAATTCATATGGTACTCCATCTTTCTTAACCGCATCTAAGTAGAATGTATATAATTGGTTTTTGGTTTCCAATTCCTTAACTTCTTCCATCTTAGCTTTCATATTATCTATAAAAGTTTTTGTTGCACCTACATCTGACATTAGTTTTAACATCTCTTTATTAACATCCGTAATTTGTCTTTCTACCCCTTGCTTTTCTCTACGAACGTTTTGGATTTGAATATCTAACGCCTGATTGTTTGTTATAGTTTCTTCGTTATCATTATATCTTTTAATATCCGCCTTTGTAGTTTCTAATTGATGTTGTAGTAACTCAATCTTACTATCCGATGTTTTAATCTCACCCTCCAATTTATCTCTTACTATAATCAATCTACTATATTCATCAGACCATTGTTTCCATTTACTGAATTGTTCTTCCACACCTTCCCAAGAATCTAAAGTTTGTTGAATACCAGTAGCTACAATTGTTGCTTGCTTAACATTTTCCAATAATTCGGATATAGTTTCTTTTGCTTTCATCGCATCCTTTACAAATGAGTTATCACAACAAAATTCACAATTTGGGTCATATTTATGATTATCCAAATGATTAATCTTTTCTTCTGCTAAACTCAAATGTAATTTTGCAGTATCATAAACTTTCGTTGCTTTAACTAAATCTTTTTGTTCTTGTTGGTAATTAGAATATACAATTTCAATATCAATATCATTTATGATAGCATTGGAATCAATCATTTCCTTAGCTTCTCTTACTAACTCTTTAGCTTCAGTATGTTTTTGTATCTTATCAAATTTAGTATCACCCCAAGTACTTAATTCCGTTTCAATGTTTTGAATTTTATGATTTAATTCATCAATATCTAAATTACCTTGAATTGGAACTATTTGCTGGGATAGGGTTACGATTTGTTCTTCTAAATCACCTTTACGAGTTTCTAATTCCAACTTCTCTGCATCCAATTCACCATACTCAACTTTCTTTTCATTTAAGTCGGTTTCTTTTTGGGCTAATTCGGAAGTGAAGTCGGTCTTCCTAAAATTTCTGATAAGTGCGTTCACATCCTTAATATCATTAGTAGCAGTTTCATACAACTTATCAAACATGTCCAATCCCATAAATTGAGCAAGGAGGTCTTTCCTTTCAGATTGTGATTTATCAATGAATAGTGCATTGTTTCCTTGCAAACTCAATGCTGTCATTACAAAATCCTCATACCTTCCTACATAAGTTTCAATTACTTGGTTGGTATCTCTACGTTCCGTTCCGTTAAGTGATTCCCCTCCACTATCACCATCTCTCCAAAACTCCACATCCACTTTTACGTTTCTTCCCTTATTAATAGTTTTACCTTCCCTACGGATATGGTACATTACCCCATCAATAGTGAAATCCAATTGACAATGGAAATCTTGCTTCCTATTATTCATAATTGCAGCTGCCTTATATGCCCTACTACACTTATCAAACAAGCAAAATGAGATTGCATCAAATAGAGATGATTTACCCTGTGCGTTTGGTGCGAATAATCCCATTAATCCGTTTATCTTATCAAACTTAATAACATTGTCCTCTCCGTAACTGAACATATTAGAGAAGTCAAACCTTACAGGCTTCCAGCTTATATTCCTTTGTTGTTCTGATGGTTGTACTCTACTATTAATGTCACGATTGATTTTCTCTATTCCAGCTAAGTCCTCTTTGGTTACGAATGGCATCATACGTTCCACATACTCCCCTATTAAAGAGTTTTGATGGTTTATATCACTAACACTGTCTACTTCCAACCTTGCTTCTCTATCGTTGGTTTTCTTCTTATTGAATGTATCTGTTCTAATGATTGTAAAATCTTCCACACCATACTTTGCCGTAATATCAGCCATCATTCTCTTTGTATCTGCGGTATCCGTATTAGTTATCCTCACTCTTAAACGAGGGTATAACGGCATATCAGTTACATCCGGCACAATACCACCATCAACATCTAAAGTGTAGTATCCGTAATCGTTTTGGATATCAACTTCCTCATAGGTCATTGTATCTAAATCCCAAACTAAGAATCCGTGTTTATCTAATGTCTCACCGAAGTTTTGTTGTACCAATGAACCGGCATATACCACCTTACATCCGCTTGGTGATATCATTTCTTGTCTTTTGTGTATATCTCCTAATAGAGCTAAATGGTATCCATCAAATATTTCAGTTGTGAAGTGTCTACTACTAACCACATACCCCACATCGGTTGTAGAGTTATCAACAGGTCCGTGAAATAGTGCAATCTTCTTATTACCAAATAGAGTATTAGCTTTAGGCCAATTATCTTTGTTATCAAATATACTGAATACTGCAAAATCAACATCTCCGATTCCGTAAACTTGCGTATCTTTTAAATACGTTAGGTTTGGTAACTTCAATGCATCAACGATTGGAGTAAGTACATCTAACCTGTCCGAATTATTCATATTACAATCGTGATTACCAGCGATTACAATAGTAGGACATAGTTTGTTACATTCGGTAAACAACCAGCTAATCTCACTTACCAATTCAGGACTCATTTCCAATTTAGCATGAGCGATATCTCCAGCTAAATAGATAATAGAATCATCCGTTCCTCTCTTTTTGATTTCCTCAAACATTGAGTAAAATACTTCTCTAAACTCTTTGTGTCTTTTGATATTACGGATGTGTATATCCGCAATGTGATAAATTCTTTTTAATTTACTCATATATTATTTAGTTTCGAAAGTACTAAGTCATCCCATCCGGTTTCTTTAGCACCTTTCAATAGTTCGTTTACTTTTTTAAATCCCATTTCACCAGCATCCTTATCGGTTGGTATGATGTTTCTAACTTTAATCCCATTCTTAATAAACCATTCGGTATGTTTTGTAGAATCATCTACTGCATCCGAATCTAGCATAATTGTTACCTCCTTAACACCATTCTCCATAATTTTGTTTTTCAATTTACTAAGTAAGAATTTACCTAGCAACGGAATTACATTTCTCTTTACCGAAAATGAATCAAACACTCCCTCAACTAATGTGATGGGTTCTTTCCAATTGATTTGATTTTCAAATACAATCACATCTCTACTAATTGGTGGATTCTTATATTTGTATGGTTCATCTTCATAAAAAGAACGAGCTACAAAATAATTAAGTTCGCCACCATCATCATAAGATGGAATAATTACTCTACCACCATATAACCCATCTTCACAATATCCAATGTTATGCTTTACTATATCTGCTTTCGCAATACCTCTCTTACTTAGGTAATGAATAGCCTGATTATATGATGGATTAAACGAACCGGTTGGTTTGAAATATAATTGTTTGAATTCTTTTGGTAATTGTAACTTAGCTACAAATTCCTCCTTTGAATCATATTCAGGTTCATCACCATAAACATCTTTAACCTTATTCAGGTCTCTTATATCCACATTGAGTTTGCGGAGTAGTGAATAGATACTTCTACCTTTAGAGTCACATACCCAACAATGCCATCTTTGTGTATCTAAATTGATTTGGAGTTTCTTTTTATGGTGATTACAAAATGGACAATGATGTGCCTGTTCATTCCCCTTTAAGGATGAACCCACACCAAGTGTAGAATCTAATATTGTGATTATTTGTAATTTATTCCTACCAGATAGCATAGTTTGGATATTATTATCACAAATATACGAAAATTATCTGATATAACCTAATTAATGGTTAGAATTCTTTACATCATAAAGGAAGTCTGCCAAGAATTGTAATTTATTAGCAATTTGTTCTCTTGGTACATTATTGGTTACCATTCCTTTAAGGTCTACTAAAGATGCAGCTGCTATTTGGAGTGCATCATCTTTTGCGTTTAAATAAGCTTCGGAGATTCCGTACTTATGTGCGATTTGAGGTATTGTCATAACTATTGATTTATAATATCCCTACGGAAGAATTTTCCCATAAGGTTTTCGTTTATTGCTTGTTCGTTGGCAAGTACATCGTAATGAAACTGCCATTTAATTTCGTAATATGATAAGGATTTCTTTGAAAAGCAAAACTGGATAATTTCTCTTTCAAAATCACCAGCTCTACCTTCTTTTACTTCGGACTTAATCCATTCGTTTGATGAATAGTATTTCTCCCAATCGGAAGCACTTCTAACAACTCTCTTTCTAGTCTTACCCTTAAGGGGCTTCAATCTTCGAACCTGATTTAGGGATTTCTTCCCTATATAAAATCTACCAGTTGGTATGTGTATCATTTTATAGACAAACCCAACTGCACCTTCCGGTGTGTTTTCCTC